GTTATTTGTTCTTGCAATTATTGTTTCATATATCTGTTTTTCGTCATCAGTAAATTGTCTAACATTATTATAAGGAAATATAGCATTTAGTTTTTGTTTACGTTGCTCACAATTACAAGGTATACCTGTTACATCACTAATTTTGTCTACAACTTTTTTTATGCCTGTCGCTTTAGTAATTTTTTCTATTGTATCGCCTAGACCTTTACTTTTTACCATAACCTAAAAATTATATATATTAATATTGTTGTACCTAATATAAACATAAATTTGTCAAATTTTTTATTTCTCATTTAATTTATTTTTTACATAATCGTTTTCTATATATTTAACAATATCTGATAATATTAAATCTGTTTCTCCTGATTTCCAAGCTGATAATATATTTATTAATTCCAATTTTTTATCTTTCATTTTTTAAATATTCTTTAACGTTTTTTATTGCTTTGTATAGTGTGTTTTTATTAATTTTCGTTGCTCTTGCCATTTCTGATAGTGTAAAATTTTCTCTGTAATATAATTTAAACACTTCTGCATCAAACCAATATAAGTCTTTTAGTTTTTCTTCAATCCAGGACAGTTTTTGTTCTGCATCTTGTTTTTGTTCTATTGTTTTTACTACATTGTCACTTGTTATGCCATCAACTATGCCTGTAACGTGGTGCTTATAGTATTTTTTATACTTATAATAGTATCTACTTGTTTTACTATGATATTGATTAATCATTATTCTTGTTACATAAAATAGCATTTCATTTCTTTCTATAACCTCATTTAGTTTAATTTGGTCGTGATCGTAAAGCTGCTCAATTATAAAATGCAAAAACTCCTCGTGTTCTTTGCTACCTGCCATATTATAAGCTATGTCTTTTAATTTGTCATAGTTGCTTATAATATAGTCATCTAACATATTTTTATTACTGAGGGTATTTTCTCTTGTTTCATTAAATTATACTCTACATTTGACATTTTGCTTGTGTGTATCTCTATAATATTGTCAAATCTACTGTGCAATTTCTTATAAATATAATTTAGTATGCTTTCGTTTTTTTTCAAATCTCTCAAAATAAAATTTAAGTTTGCACCACTATCAAATAAAATTGTAAACAAGTAGTTGTTAGTATCTATGTAATCCCAATGCAATCTATCGTGCCTTGTGTTAAAAAATGTAGGTTTAACTTTCAAAATAATTTTTTTTGTATTGTTAGTTTAACTTTTATCAAATAATCCACCCTGCACAGGTGTTGGTTTAATTGAAAACAAAAAGCAATTAAATATGTGCAATCCCAATTCAGGATCAACCATATTTCTCAAAACTTTTTTTTTGTTTTTTATATTAGTGTTTTTTATATTAAACCCATATACAGATTCACTACCTATTATATCATTATGTAATCTTTTTGTTTTTACTTTAATATTACTGATTCTAAAATTTGACCAATACGCGTGTCTATGTAGCTTATAGCTAGGTTGTATTAAATAATTATAATAAGGTATTACATTTTCTATTATCCATTTAGTTTTAATATTTGCAAAATGTTTTAATAAAATTATTTGCTGATATAAGTCCATTTCAGGATATATAGCCTCGTATCTACCAGCGTGTACACCACATCTCCTTATATCGCTATGTGTAGGACAAGGAGGTGATGACCAAATAAAATCATATTTTTTATAGTGATTTAATAAATACTGATGTGCATCTGCAACAATTACTTTATCATTAGGAAAATATTTTTTATAAGTCTCTGCTATAATATTGTCGTGTTCTACTGCTGTAATTTCGTGTTCATCTCCCCACAATTTTCTATTACCACCAATACCTGCATATAAATTTAGTATTTTCATTCTATTTGACCTTTTAAATATTTACTAATGACTATTAAAGTTTCGTCTAATCCGTTACATATTTCTGCAACATATCCTCTTTTGTTTAACTCATCTCGCCACCATAATTGTTCTTTTGTTGCTCTATTATAACCTGTCTTTAGTTCTATTGCAAGTCCACAGTATGCACCTCTTGGCTCATAGATAAATAAATCAGGAAAACCTTTTTTATATCCTGACTTTTTTGCTTTTATTCTTTGTGACATATGCACCTGGTATTGTCCACCCATTGATCCACAATATAATATGCCTTGCAAGTCTAAGTATTTACATACTGCTTTTTGTAATTGGTATTCTTTCATATACAACTATCTAAAATTTCTTTACATAATTTATAAGGTACTACACTTCTTAAATAATTACCTTTTATGCCTTGTGTACCTGTTTGTGACCCTCTAGGTGCAGGTTGATGATGACAATTAATATTACCATTAAAACACATAGGTCTAGGTAGCCAACCATTAGGATTTAAAATGCTTTGTAAGTTATTTGTCCATATATCTGTCGGTTTCATTCTGTCTTCTCCATATTTACAATAACATACAGTAGTTTTTTCTAAATGTTTTATAACATCTAACTTTCTTAATTTACCTCTAGGGTTTTCAATAAAAAAATAATTTGGTTTTATAAAATTTATAATGTCTAGTGTTTTTTGTACAATCTTTACACCTAGTTTTGCTTGTTCTGTTTTTGGTGTGTTATCTTTATTCCAATGATGTCCAATACTTGCAACACTAAAATAAGTACAAGGTGGTGATGCCCAAACTATATCTACACTATCTATACCCTTTTCAAATAGTTTTTTCATTAGTAAGTCATTATCTAGTTCTAATATGTCAATAACTAAATCAATATTATTAAATGCCTTGTAATCTGTTGTAAAGGTAGTCATACCTAGTTCTTCTGCTACTTTGCTAAAACTTCTTGATCCTGCAAATAATTCTAATACCATCTGTAAAATTTATAGATTATATATGATACTATTGGTGTTGTCATTAGTATTGTTAATATATTTATGTGTGGCTCACCACATAAACCTAATATATGTTTAATAAATTCTATCATACTTTATGTTTTTTTCGCCACATTGTACCAGCAGTAGGACTGTAAACTGTTTCAAAACCTAAGTCTTTTAAGTGTTTTGTGTATTTTTCTTGTCCACGTTTGTCCAACTTCTTATAAAAGTATTCGTCATAATATTCAGGAAACTTATTTTTATTAGCAGAATTAAAATTATTAGATGCCCACCTTTTTAATCTTAGGTTTATATCAAATGTGCGTTGCAGCTCTGCTCTAAATTTAGTGCCTAATTTATTTTTTTCTGTCCAATAGTTAAAAAAGTCATCTTTATCTTTTTTATCTATATCTTTTATTGTGTGTATTGCGTTTTTAAACGCATCTATTCTTTCTTCTATACTTTTACTTTTATTTACTATACTATTATTTACTTTACTAGCATTGCGTTCGCTATGCGATTGCATTGCGACTGCATTAGACCACCTTTTTTTTGCGTTTAAACTCGCTTTGCTTGACTTGTTATTTATTTCTTCTATGTGGTCAAATAATCGCTTAGAATAAAAACAATTATCTTCTATAACAAATAGATCAAAATCCTCTATAACTGCTCTTAGTTTATCTGTGTCGCATTGCAAACCAAATGCAAGTGTTTCGTAATCATCAATACACATTTTATTTTCTTCGCTAAATAGTAGTTCTAATATTGCAAAGTATATTCCGTAATATTCAAAACCTCCTGCTTTTCTAAGTCTAATTAGTTTTAAGTCGTTTCTTGCGTTAGAGTCGTGATTAAAGTATGTTTTTTTCATATATGTAATTTAAATAGGACAGGCAACCGAAAATGGAATTAGGTATGTTACTAAGAAAAAGCTACCTGCCCTATAAGTATTTAAAATGGTTGATTATTTGTAATAGACTCCATAGTTTGCTCTTGTTTTATTCTACAATTCTTAATTATTAAAGTATTATAAAATTTACCTTTATACTCTCTACACTTTATGTAAAAGTCAATTTCTACATATTGATTTATAGATAATTTTTGCGAAAATTCTATAATATCTGCTTTAGTTTTACCAAATATTTCAAATTGCATAGTGTGTTTAAAACCTGAGTCAAACTCTTCTATTGTTACTAGCTTTTTTACAAAATCACCATTATCTGTGTTAATATTTTGTTTCTCTATATTAGTTATTTTTCCGTTAATTTTATACATATATATTTATTTATTAATTATTATTTCTTTTAAATGACTCACTTTCATCTTCGCCAAAAACACCAAGTTCGTAAAAACCTGCTAATTTAAGGACGGCTCTACTCAAACTTCTCTTTTCTGCCATTTCCATTACATACCAACTATTAGTATTTCCGTCTTTAAATGTATTACCTTTTAAAGCACTACCAAATGTTTCTATTTTTTTATCACCCATTGTTGCCTTAGCTTTTACTACTGCAAAATGTGGCTCACATCTAATAACTTCAAAGTCAATACTAATATCTATATTCGCTTGTATCTTTTCAATACCTGCTCTTGTTATTATAGTATAATGTTGATGCTTAAAAACATCTTCCTCTGTTAAATTATTTTCTACAAATAATTTATTTAAAATATCTCTTTTATTCATATAATTAATCTTTTAAAAATTTACTTAAATCTATATCTAATATTTTCATTAACCTTTTAGCCTCGTTAAATTTAAATGTGCCACCAGACTCAATTTTATTGTGTAAAGTAGGATAGGACATATTCATATATGATGCTAATTGTACTTTGTTATATTTTTTTTTAAACATACCATAGTATATTAGATCTTTCATTTCTTGTTCCATATAATTTTTTTTTTAAATTAAGTTACAATATTAATAAATTTATTTTACATATTGTTAAATATATTTAATAGTTATTAACATAGACTTTGTTGATAACTTGTAAAGTTTTTTTTATAGTTATTTGCTTTGTATATAAAATATTTTTTATATTTGTTATAACAAACACAGATACAATATGAAAAACAGATTTACAAAATACAGAACTTACAAAAATGTAGAAATAATGTATGACAATTTATTAAAACATTGGATAAGTAATCAAATTTGTTTTTTCAGTCCAAGATTAAAAGATGTGAAACATAATATAAATGTAGAATTATCTTTGAAAGGTTTAAATAAACACAAATAATAACTAATATGAATATATCACACGATTCACAAGATAAATTAATGTCTATACTGTATGATGCTATTATACTTAGCCACGACATACAAAACAAAGATGACCAACAAAGGTTAGCAAGTATACTAATAGATGCAGAAGACATAGTTAGAAAATTAAATAGATAATATATGAGAGCAAAAATATTTTTAACAATAGCTACAAGCTATTTATTAGGTAGATTTTTTATAACATTAATTTTTAACATATGACACAAGAATATACAATACAAGTCAAAGGTAACATACCTCGTATTATTACAGAAAGTAAAATATATAATAGAGAATATAATGACTTTAGTTATGGCTATGGCTTTATTAAGTTTACAGGCAATGAAATACAATTAGACAAGCTGCTAAACGAACTAGCAGAACAAGGTGACAATGACTTTAAGGTGATAGGTGTACACGATGATGAAACAGAAAAATTTTACCAGGAGATGTTTCCTGAGGCATATGAAAAATTTAAACAATCACATAAATTATGAAACTATATAAAATAAAAAAATTAGTAAGTGGCTATAGAGTAAGTCCCTTACTAAAAAATAAAACATTAATAGCTATACCATATACTAATAAATATGAGCCTATACAAGTTTTTTATAATAATAAAAGTATGATTATAAATAACAAGACTCCACTACTACAACAAAAAACTTTTCCTGACAAATTTGGTAGAAATACAAACTATACTTTGTTTTATTATGAGTGGCTACCTAATGACAATCAACAAAAATTATTTTAATAGAAATAGCACCTGTTAGAACACATTTGAACAGGTAACTAGAGAATATAACCCTGTTTACAGGTGCTACTCTATTTTAATGTCTTAACAAAATTATTAAATATTCTGCGTAGTTTTTTTACGTTATAAACTTTTTTATTGTCCTTATCGTAACTATACTCTGCATCAAATTTAATCTCTTTTGCGTATATATGCTTATTCATAGTTTATAGTTCCATTAGTAAATTTATAGGTAATTTTCCGTTATTCAAAATAACTGCACAACCTATTGCAGGTTTTTTGCCTGATTTAGCATAAGCCATTGCATAACTTTCGTGATCAATTCCACAACCTACTTGCATACCAAATACTCTAAAATTTTGTCCTACATAGTGTTCACAGTATGCTTGTGTGTGTAAGTGTCCTTGTACTGTGTTCATCATATCTGCACGACATTTAGTTCTTGCAGTACCACCTTCTCCGTGTATATACTGCACTCCGTCTTTTACATATCGTTCTACAAAATTCCAACCTGGTACTTCTAACACTTCTTTGTATGACTTAATCCATTTTGAGGGTATTGCAGAGGTCTGTGCTTTACGCATAACCATACGATCGTGATTACCGATAATAACTGTTGCTTTAGAAAAATGTTTATACCACCTTGCTAATCTTTCTGTTGCATATTGTAACTCTTGCTTTCCTGAAAAATCTGCATCTATTGACACCTCGTGATATGAGGCATAGTGGTTATCTAAACAGTCACCAATTATTATAACTTCTGTACACTCAAATTCATTATATTTGTTTACACAAAATTCTAGGTAACCATCTAAGCTAAATGGCTCGTGTAAATCGCCAATAACAAGGACATTGTTAAAACCATTGTTATTAGTTTGTCTAATTGACTTTATTAAGTCGTGTTCAGACTTAGTTAATCGTAATCTATAATCTTTTAGTTGTTTAATGTTTTTTCACTTTTTCAAACGACCTGCCACCAAAGTAAGCTCCTATCACAGTTATTAATGTTAATTGTAGTAAATCAATCCAATTGTCTTTAACCTCAAAACTTATTACACCACCCTCAATAAAAATAAGTAGGACTGTTGATACTACTAAAAATGCTAACGTTAAAGGACGTATATTAGCAGGTAGCCAACCTGCTTTATTATCTGACTCCCAACGTCTAGTAATTTGTTCTTCTGCATTTGCTCTGGCTTGTAAAAATATCTGCTCAAATTTAATTTTTAGTTCTTTGCGTTCTTCGTCAGTCGTTACAATATTATCAACAAGGTTATTCACATCAAGTGACATATTGCCAAATATTTTACTTAAAAATTTCATCCTATATAATTTAAAGGTTTTCTATATTTTGTCTTATTGTTTTTGTCTTTATATGCAACTAATATTTGATGCCTGTTATAATCTAAACTATAACTAATATGTATCCAATCAGGACATTTGCTATCCTCTGTTTCAGTAGCACCACCAAACTCTAATATGCATTGGTCATACTCTAAACCTAGTGATATAAGTGCATTAAATATTTTTAGATTGTCGCTTTTGCCTCTTGTTATGTGTTGCAGATCTACTGCTTCACATTTAGTGTGTTGTGATTTGTTAGAGCCACCTATTGCAGAATTAAGTGCTACACTACGGTAGCCACTTGTAACTCTAATAGGACCTACATAATTCCTTAGTGGTTGTAGTAGAGTAGTGGCTAATATCCGTAGCTTATATATTCCCTCTTTGTTTGGTGTGTTGTCAATACCTAACCTAAGTGCAGTATTGCTTTTTGTTAATTCTGCTAATGTAAAGTTTTTACTTAGTCTCATTCAAACTTTGCTAAATAAATTTTGTCTATTTGCCTTTGTATGTCTTTTCTTGTTGCCTCTAGCTGCATCATTATATTTGCCTCAAACCTTGTTACCTCTGCACCCTCATCTAATATTACAATAGTAGGTACAGACTTTATATTGTACTTGTCTTTTAAGTCCTCGTTGTGACATATTAGTACATTCTGTTTTTTACAATCTTTAAGTTCGCTTATGTCAATACTGTTTTCTGCATTCCAACTACTGTTAAAATGTATAACAGATACTTGAGAATAGCATACAAAAAATAAACTACTTAGTATTAATGTTATATAACCTCTCATCTATTTTGTTTAATTTATTTTCTATTTTTTCTAACCTATCTGCATTACTCATTATTGTAGTTCTAATTAACTCATCTTTTAACTCAAATTCTTTTTCACTAATAGGTAGTTTTGGTAGCTTCTTAGCTTCTTCAATATCCGCCTGTAAAGTATAATAGGTCGCCGACAATGATATTGCCATAGAAACTACCAAAATAATAGTTTTTAGATCAAGCGTAAACTCACTTTTTTCGTTTATTTTCATTTGTCACATTTATTACACCAACCACTACATAGGTTGTTAAAAGTTAAAAATTTTATTATTTTACATATTAATCGTTTCATAGTATTATATAGTTAATTCCAATATTTATATTTTTATTCTCTCTACCAAAGTAGTTAAGGTATTCTATTTGCGTGTACATAGATAGTGTCTTAGATAGCTTGTAATTAGCTATAACACCATAATCATAGTCTTTTGTAGTGCTACCATATTCTGTTATGGCTCTATTTACAAAAAAATAGTTGCCATAAGCTAAAATAAAGTATTTGTCCTGGTAAAAATAGTACGATAAACCAACAACACCACTAAGACTATACTGATTGCCTAACTCATTTAGCTTTTTTTGGTTGTATCTTGTAGGTATAGTGCCATAGTATTGTATAAACTGTGCAGTATTTTGTGCAACTATGTTACCATCTTTTGACCATCTGTAAAATGACTGCTCTAATCGGTCTAAATATCCATTGCCATTTGCATCTATGTAATAAAACTCCTGCTCATAGCCTAATGCCTGTGCAGTTTCTACATAATTGTTGTAGTTAGGAAAATCGTCTATAAAAGGATTTACACCATAAGTAGGGTGATTCCTACCAATAACGCCTAAAGTGGCTCTAAAATCGCTTAAATCGTACTTAAATCGCAAATCAAAGGATTTGTATACTAAGTCTATGTAGCCATTGTTAGACGATATAATTTTAGTGCTTGTATATTTACCAACATATCTAAACCAAATAGTGTGACTGTCAAACTCTCTACCATATTGTCTTATTCTTTCGTATTGTAACAGGTATTCAAATTTATCAACAGGCGATCTATATTGACTAGCATTGTGTTCTTGTCCGTCATAGTAAAATTTTGGCTTTTTTTCCCATTTAAATCTTGACAATTTTTTAACACCTACAAAATACCTGTAGTTGTCGCCTAAATCAGGTGTAGTTTCTATAAGTGCATTGTCTATGTATTGATATGTTTCTATTGGTGCTATTTCACTTTGCATAGACAAGCCACCATAAATAGTAGAGTATTTATAAAACTGACTATAACAAAGACAAGGCAATAATATAAATATATATTTTATCATAAAATTTTCTGTATTTTATATGTGACATAAACATCTGCACTAAAACCACCAGAGAAATTACCTGATGAATACATAACTAAAGATTGGTTTTCTATACTAGCAGAGTGCGATCCACCTACTGCAGGAAGAAAGGGCAAAATAAATGTTGAATCAGTAGTTAGGTTTCTCATAAAATTTCTAGCTTGTAATGTGTAATAAGTTGCAGTTGTTGAGTCATATCCTACAAATAAGTTAATTGCAGCTGTTTGTGTTGGTGCTGCATAAGTTACTAAAATTGTAATATCAACAGGTAAAATCATAAAACCTGAGCCTGGTGCAGTAACTAAAGTTTTAAAATCACTTGCACCTGCACCTGTTCGCATAGATAAAAACTCTGCATTAGAAATACTTATTTTATCAGTCTGCAAAACGTGTTTCATATCCATTTTAACGCTTGTACCCTCTGCACTACCTGTAGTGTCAGAAACATCTACAAGCATCATAAGGTCGCCTGAACCTATATTATCTATTGCACTTTTATCTGTTAGTCTTTGACTTGCCATAGTTATCAGTTTTATTGTTTAACTTTTTTATATAATTTTTTAGCTTTTTAAAATTTTCTAAGCTTTTTGTATATGTTTTTCTTTTAACAGTCATATATAGTAATATTTGCACCTTGTAAAAAACTTTTTAACTTGTTACTAATAGGTGCTACATCTAAATTTAGTCCTGCATAGTAGTTTCTTGTTGTAGGTGACATATCACCAGGATCGTTGTTACTTGCATACTCAGGAAACGTTGCACTACCTTTATCTTGTAGATAATCTATTAGTCTTTGTCTATAAAATTCTGCTGCGTTTGTAGCAGTATTCATAAGTGGCTTTATATCTTCATATGTTGCACTACTTGACTGCTCTGTTGCACCCATAACTACAACTGCGTTGTTTACAAATCTAAGTCTTAGATAAGGTGCAAGTTGTGAAAATGCAAATTGCACAAGTGCAGGTTGTATATATGTTTCCATTAGTGTCTGATAATCACCTGTTAAAGTGCCACCTTGTATTTTTGTTTTTAGTGCTTCGTATAAGTCAGTACCTAAAACAGGTAGTATGTTCATATCTTGTGCTAATAGTATATAAGGCATTATAAGGTTGTCGTCTACTGACTCGCCTAATGCAGTATCTTTTTTAAGTCTTGATGATGATATAAATAATGTGTGTTGTATTGCCATAATTTTTTATTTTATCCTGGATAACGTCCTTGATTTGGCATATTTACAGGTGCTTTTACTGCATCTTTTATGCCTCTTGGATTTGGTGTATAACTTTTAGGTATTGCATCTACTTTATTGTAGTCGTCTAAACTTTGTCGGTCTTTTTTTACAGTACCTTTTTTTAATCTATATAATATTACTTTGAAAGCGTGGCGACAGTAGCTACCACCTTTAAACCTAAAAAGGTCGTATTTTTTGCCTTTATGTCCAAATTGCTTATTGACACCTGCATTACTAGCTGCATCAATATCTTCTATTCTGTATACAAAACCTGCTCTGCTTAGTCGCATCATATTTTGGCAAAATGGTCGTGACTTGTTACCTGCTTTGTTAGCCTTTCTGCTTTTTTTAATGTATTTAAACCTAACTCTATAATAAGATTTGTCTAAGTAGCTAAAACTATCTTCTTTGCTTGTTATTTCATCTGCAAACTTTTTAAGGTTAGTAAGCTCTATAAAGCTATCTGCCCAATGCTCATAGTCATTTACATAATCTTGTTCGTCAACTATTTCCCATTTGTCTAAATCTATTTTTTCGCCTTTAAGTGCATTAAATACATTGTTAAAGTCGTCATCTGACAGATCTGCTCTGACATTTTCTATTTCCTTAACTTTTTTTGCTGCCCAACTTTGCCCTGCATCACCACCCCATAATGCCCAAGCTATTCTACCTGCCGATGGGTAGCCTTCTTCACCAGGATAAAAACCCTCTGCTTGTTTGTCTACTTCGTGTCTTGCAAAAAAACTATTCATTCTTTTAATTGTGTCTAAACTTAAATTATCGCCATTTTTTATGTTTGTAGCTCTTGCAACTGCTACCTGTGTGCCACCTCGTCCGTACTCTCTACGCCATTCTAAACCCTTAATTGCCTCCTCTACCATACCTTTAGTAGGTTTAGTGTCTATGTCTTGTAAATCTTTAAATTTTTTTTTTAACTGCTCTTGCTCTATGTCCCTATTTGTTACTCCCTCTTTCTCTTGGTCTTCCTCGCTTTGTGTCTTTGTAACTTCTAAGTCAATAAAGTCGGCAGGTTTTAGTGTTTTAAAGTATAAATCTAAGTTTATGTCATTTACTTTAAATATCTTATTTAGTCCTTGTAATAGTATGTTTTGAAATGGTATAATGACAGTATTGTTAAATAAGCTATAAGCATCTCTTAGTTCGTCTGCATTGTTACCTAAGCCACCACCCTCTGACCTTATACCAAATAAAATTGGACTTGTTACTCTGTGTCCTGACAATATTTTATTTACTACCTCAGTAGACAAAAATTGATATTTTTCTGAAGCACCATTACTATCTATTGGCACTATCTCAGGTGCAGTTTCTTTGCCATCGTTAAATGTTATAAGTATTTTACCTGCATTGCCACTACTTGCAAATTTTTGGTTAATCTGTCTTTCTATAATTCGCCTTTCTTCATCTGTAGGTATTCCGTTTGCAAAGTTTATTGCCATACTTGGGAACATACCATTACTAATATTAGATAAATGAAACTGTGCAATCTCTAAGTCTAACTGTATGTAGTCAGTAGATGCTATATAGTCAGGCACAAAGCCATAATGCAAAGCAGGGTTTTTATCTCTAATCATCAATATCTGCGATGCTTGTGTTCTATCCTCTGTGCTAAATGCTCTATAAGGTCTAGGTTTATATTCTGCTTTTTTTGACTTTGCCCAATCTGCACTATAATAATAAGTTTCTACCTCTCCGTCAATCATTTTGCCACTTCTAATAAACTGTGCAGGGACGTGTTTTATCTTAGCTATCTTGCTACGATCCCGAGACCATATGACATTAACATAACAACCACCAAATAGTTTTAAGTCCATAGCTAAATCTTTTAACACATCGTCATCTGAGTTGTGTAGTAGTTCTGTAAGTCTTAAATATGATTCTTTTGTGTCTGTGTTTTCGTCTACATTAGTTGCAGCTATACCCTCGCCATAAATCATTGCACCTATTGACTTAATTAACGCACCATTTATTGCACTACCTAAAAATAGTTCTAGTAAATAGTTAGGATATAGGTTGTTTTCGCCAAAATTTACCCAATCGTTGCGTGTGTCCTCTACTATGTGAGGAATATTGTAATGTGATAATTTTACTAAGTCAAAATTCATAATTAAAATGTTATATAAACACTATTTGTGTCTGTGTCGTTAGTTGTGTAAGGAGTAAATGTTGTTGCTGTCTTTGTACTGTCGTATAAATTCATAAGTGTATAGTAAACAGGCTCTACACCCTCAGTATTTGGATTTAAGTTTGAGTTACCACTATTTTTGTAGATAGTCGTATCATATAAACCATATGGATAATCTTTAGTACCCATTTGCAATAAACCTGCACTTGGAATATTAAACGCAGAAATACTTGTAAAAAAAATTGTACAAAACCTATCTTTGTCAGTTGTGACAAAAATTGTAGGCATAAAAAATAAAGATTTGTTAGTTTGTTGACTTTTAAATTGTATTAGTGGTCTAACAGTACCATTAATAGCATCTTTTAAATCTAAAAATGCCGTAGTGTTTACATTGCTATCTACTTGTATCATACCTCATCAAAATATTCATATATAAATTCAGGATTATTCTCTTTTAATTCATATATTAAGTCTGCACTAAGTTCGTTAATACTGTGAAATACAGTACCTTCATATTTACTTTTTAACTTTAGCATTTTTCTTTTTACTTTCTTTTATAAATAGGTTATTTCTTACACTTTCTCTAAGTGATAGTATTTGTTTTTGTGTTAAGTCGTCAAGTGGGATATTAATACTGTCAATGCTTTTACCAACCCACTCTTTTTTAAGTTTCCAAGCCATAGTGTTTTTATTATAAATATAAAAGTTAAGATATTGTTTTTTAGTGTACAAAAAAAGGGGCAAAAAACCCCTTTCTTTATCTATTTAGAGTAACGATTAAGTTCCTGATGTAATAGTAAGTGCAGATTCATCTGCTAAGCCATCAAAAGGAAATTTTGCAGTACCAGGACCTGCACTTGCAGGTAACTGTATTAGTGCGTTTCTTTCTTCTGCACCATACTCAATAGTGTAACCTGTTAAGTCACCTTTTGCAGCACCTGTTACAACTGTCCCACCTGTTACATAGCAACCACCATCTAAACCTAGTAAAAAGACATTGTCATTTTCATCTTGTACAAATATTTGCGATCTGCTAAAAGCCATAAGTCTAAGCTCATTAGTCATATCGTGGTCAATCTTTTGTAAAGTTATAGATAGTGTTTGATTAAAAAATGTAGTTCCGTTAGCATTGTCAGATTGTATATTAACAGTCATACTAGACAAGTTAGGTACTAAGTCGTATTTAAAAACTGTTA